TTAGAGGTAAGATTGTAGATACCATGATAGCTGCAGCGTTAGTAGATGAAAATAGATTTAGTTTCAGTTTAAATGCTTGTGCTAAAGATTGGTTAGGTGAATTAAAAAATGAAACATTTTTAAATGAAAAGGCTAAAGAGTGGGGCATAGATGCTAAACAAGATTTGTGGAGACTACCTGCAGGCTATGTAGGTTTTTATGCTGAGCAGGACGCAGGTTTAACTTTAAAACTTTGGCAACATTTAAAAACAGAAATAAGTAAGCAGAGTTTGCATGATGTCTGGGACATGGAAATGGAACTACTTCCTATTTTAATTGAAATGCGTAGGACAGGTATACGTGTTGATGAGGAAAAAGCTCATTTATTAAAAAAAGAATTTAGGGGTAAAGAACATGCTGTGTTACATAAAATAAAAAAAGAAACCACATTAGATGTGGATATATGGGCTGCAAGATCTGTTGCTCAAGTGTTTGATAGAATAGGTGTTGACTATCCACGGACACCGAAAACCGGAGAACCAAGCTTTACCCAAAACTGGTTAGTGAACTGTGATAACCCAATAGCGCA